AAAAAAATCCGAAACTGATTAAATATCATTGACGAATGCGAAGCCTTTCGGTTTTAGAGGAGTGGTCCTCCAGATCCGTTGCTTGTCGCTTTCTGTTCTTTGCTTTGGCGTGATCCCTAGCTGCGTGAGTTCAAGGATGGATGGAAATTCCGTCCTTTTGAGCTGGTCGATCGTGCCGTAGTAGCCTGCTCTGATCATCCATTTGAGTGCTGTCCATTTGACTTTGATCCCCTTGCGTTTTACGAGCTTGTTGAAAATGCTCTCGCATAGGTTGTGGAATCTCTCGCTTGAGCCGAGTGCGGCTTGAGCGAGGCCAACCGCTGATGCGGCTAGTCGTCCGAGGTCTTGCGGCCTCTCTGGAAACATTAGATGTCTGAGTAAATCCTCTTCTGTTCGGTATGGTGTGCCGTGCCAGTTAGGATAACTTAGTACCGACGCTGAATGCGGCGATCCAAGTATAAATGACTTCTTCACGTTGAGTTCCGCGTTGAAGTATTTCTTTGCAACTGCGCTGAACATGATAAGGAAGTCGTTACCGTAGATTCGAAACATTTGCTCAAAAAAGCGGATGATAGAATCATCGCCTTGAAAGCGTGCCCAAAATCTCTTGTTTGTGACATCAACGCCTAGTGCGATCAGACATGTGTAGATCATGATTGCGTTAGCGAAGGTATCCATGAGTTGGGTTTGTTGGAATCCTGAGCCGAATCCATTCCAGTTCCATTGCCATAGCTCTCCGTTCGGAAGTAGGATTGGCGTGCCTGTGATTGCATTGCACATCCATGTCCATAGGTTCTCGATGCGTTGTTCGCTTTTCGGATTTGCTTTTGGGTATTGGGTGGTTGGTTCGTATTGAGTGAAGTCGAAGTAGCTTCTCCAGATCTGGTGAACGATGCGGATAAGTTGGTGGAGTAGACGTTTGTCAAATTGTCTCCAATCCATTCCAAGAACTGTGCTTGGTGGTCCGAATTCGTAGATCTCGGTGAATAGCGTTCGCCATCCTCCTTTGCTCATTTCTCTTCCCCAAAGTAGACGTCCTGCGTCTGTGTTCAAGTAACAGGCCTGAAGAGGCCAGATGAAGGGTTGTTCGGTTTGGAGTACGAGCTTGGTAGCGCCGAAGACTCCTCTTAGTTTGTCGGGTTCGTTGTGAGCGACGACGTGTGAGCGAACATGTAGAGTGTTCCAGTAGTACGGAATTGGTTTGCCGTCCTTCCAGAATGGTTCTTCTCCTTCCTTGATTTTGTGGATGAGTGGTCGATTGTATATGAAAATCTCGTCGTATAGGTTATGGAACGAAACATGAGCGTTTTCTGTTAGCCCGATGCTTTGTTTGAAC